TTAGGTGGTTTTAACCAAAGTGCTTCAAGGCCGAAATTAGCGATGTTAAAGTGGCAAGAAGTTCTAAAGAAAAAACCTTTCAAGGGTTATAATAAAAAAATCCATGCAAGAACAGGTGGGCTAAGTGCTAAAGGTCGTGCTAAGTTTAAGCGTGAACAAGGTTCTAATCTAAAGCCTCCTGTTACTACCAAACCAAGTAAATTAAAAAGAGGAAGTAAAGCGGCTAAAAGACGCAAATCTTTTTGTGCAAGGTCAAGAGGATTTAAACGAGCCGATGGAACTTATAGTGAAAAAGCCAAAGCAGCAAGAAGAAGGTGGAATTGTTGAGTTATTGCGGCATTTGCTATTATTTTGAACATGATTATCCATTTGGTTATTGTAAGNCATGTTGGATTAAAGCAGGTCGCCCAAAACCAATGAAATCAGAAACCTTCATAGGGAATGCGGAACCTGCGTAATGTTAGGGGTGCTATTCTATGGTTGAAGAAAAACGAAGATTTTCCTTTACTAACTTGTTTAGGCGTTCAACTCCTAAACCTGCTGATAGAAAGGTATTCAACATAGGCATTCAAGAAAGGCAACAAGCAAGCCTGATGACGGCCCCNATNATTTATCATATTATACANAACTCAGTTATTGCTAGAACTTGTATTACTCAATTGAAACAAGAAGTCTTTAGAAGAGGATATGTTTGGGAAAAAGCCTATGAAGCAAAATGTAATAATTGTAACAAAGAACATAAAAGACCTGTTACAGTTTGTTCAAGATGTGGAAGTGAGGACTTAAAAGTTCCTGACCCTAAAGAATTGCAATACGCTGAAGATTTTATTGAAGGCTATGTAAATAAATCTGAGCAATTATTTATTGATGTTTTTAAAGAATTAGAAGATGACCTTAATATTATGGATGATGCTTATATTGTTCTTGTCAAGGAATACTTTTTAGATGGAAACGGTAAAATTAGAATGCATCGAATAAAAGAAATCTATCGTGGCGACCCTGTAACTATGGCTATTTATTCTGATGAGTTAGGTCAAAGAGGAACTAAAGGATTTACTTGTATTAATCACAGAAATGTTATTTCTCAAGACCCGCATGAAGCATGTGAAATATGTAATAGTAATTTAGCCCCTGTTCATTATGTTAATAGAGTAAATGGTAAAGACCAATACTTTGTAAAAGGAGAAGTATTGCACTTTAGTAAATATAGTCCTTCAAGGCTCTATGGTATGTCGCCTGTAATTACACTGTATAATCACATTACTACTCTTATTGCTATGGAAAATTATGTTAATTCTTCATACACAAAGAGTCGAATGCCTAAAGGTTTGTTAGCAGTTCAGACAAGAAACATGGACTCTATGAGAACATTTTGGCGTTCAGTCAAAGAAAAGATGGAAACTGACCCGCACTTTATTCCTGTCATGGGAATAGAAGCAGAAGGCGGTAAAGGTGCGGTTGAATGGGTTAAGTTCATGGATAGCCTAAAAGAAATGGATTATGTTTCAGTTAAAGATGATTTGAGAGATAGAATCTCAGCGTTCTATGGTGTAAGTAAAGTGTTTATGGCAGATAATACTACAAGCGGTGGATTAAATAATGAAGGTATGCAGATACTTGTAACTAATAGAGCAGTTCAAATGGCTCAGAATGTTTATAATGAATATGTGTTCCCGTTCTTAGTAAAGCAGTTTGGAGTCAAAGATTGGGTTCTAAAACTTCCTCCAAGTGAAGAAGAAGATGAAATTGCTTCACTTAGAAAGAAAGAAATAGAAGTTAATATTGCTGCATCTATTAAAAATCTAGGCTTTGAAGTTGATATGGATGAAGATGGTAATTTTACTTATGAAAAACCTGAACCTGTTGAAGAAGAACAACCGGCAGAAGGAGAAGAACCTGTTGAAAATGACCCTTATGCTGGAACAAATATAGATGCTTCACAAATGGGACAAATGCAAGAACAGGCTATGTCAACTCCACAAGAAAATCCACCGGCAACTAGAAATAAACCCTCTATGAATCAAGGGCCGGATAAGCGACTAACGGGATTACCGTTAGATGCCGGAAATCAAAATGTTGATAGAAGAACCGAAAGAAGAGTTGGTTAATATGACAGAAGATTTAAGACAAAAAGAAAGAAGATTAAGCAAAGAATTGGCTCAAGTAAGAGCATTAAACGCTAATAAAGATACTAGAGTAAAAAAGAGTAAAGATATGACTATGGGATTCCCTGCGGATAATAGTCATAAGGCTTCTCCTTCATCAGCAGATATTCCTGATGTAGTTACTCTTCCTCCTAAAAGGCGTGGCAAGAAAGAAAATATTCCTTTTTGAGGTGATTCAATGATTATAGAATTATCTAAGGACAAGTCTTTAAGAAATGTTTTGTTAAAGGCTAACATAGATAATAATACTATGTCTTTAGTGAAAGCAGATGCACATATTAGTGATATTAAAAACTCACTAATAGAAAATCTTAATTCATCTAACATGGTGCGATATAGAAAATATATTGCTAAAGCCGAAGATGAAGAAGATGAGTTAAGAAGCGATGAAGAAATTAGAGATGATTTAGAAGAAGAGTTAGATGAATCTATGGCTACTACTGTTACAGGTGGTGGAGGAACCGGAATTAGTCAAACAAAAGATTTAGAAGTTGATGAAGAATCTAGGACTGTTAGTGAAGGATTTGAGGCTACTGAAAATAGAAGAAGGCAGATTGAGCATAAAAGAATTATTGAAGAATTACAAGATATATCTAAGTTACTTGATGCCACTAAAGTTCTTGCTAATAATATTAAAATTAAAAAGAGTAGGAAAACTTTATCTGGATATAAATTCTTAAACTTTGCTTCTTGGGTAGGAAGAAGAGGTAATGAAGATAATTCTAATAAACTGCTTGCTATTTTAACTATTCTTAAAAAACAAACATCAGATGAAAAGAATTTTTTCTATGATAGATATAAAGAATTTTTAACTGCTGATGGTAAGTTAGAAATATTAGAAACTAAAAATAAAAAAGGCAAGACAAAAAGAAGCAAGCCTGTTAATATTAAAAAAATAGTTACTGAATTAGAGGAATTAAATAAAAGAATGCTTCCTATCGAAGATTCTAATGAAAAAATATCCTTGTATGATACTTTAATTAATTTACATATTAATGAAATAGAAAAGAATCCTTCTATTAAACAGAATAAAGGTAAGTTTGCAAGGCAAACAGCAAGGTCAAAAGAAATTGCTAGAAAGTTATCTATGCCTGACCAAGATATTGCTATGGAAATGAAAAAACAATACAATCTATTCAAAAAGAATATGATAAATTAGAAAAAGATAAAGAAAAAATAGAAGAATATATTCGTATTTTTGAATCTTTGTTAGAAGGCGGAACAGATAGTATTATTGCTAATAAAATAGAAAGGTTAACTAAAAATATTAAAGCCCTGTATGAAGAAAAAACTAGATTTAGAGATATTCCCGACACTGAAACAGAAAGAGGAAGAAGGGTTACAGAAACTATTCTCAAACCTAAAAAGGGTGAAGAAGGAAAAATAAGTGAATTAACTGAACTTATTAATCAAATCCGTGAAGGAAAGACTGATGTATTAGAAGAAGCCACTGAAGATGTTCAAAAAGATTTGCAAAAGGAACAGGCTAAATTAGAAAGAGTTGAAGAAAGCATTGAGCGAATGAATCAATTTAGGGGAGAATTAGATGAATATATTGAAATGGTTGAAAGATTCCCTAATCCTCCTGAAGTGCCTAAAGGCGTAAAAGAGGGAAAAGAAAAAGAAAAACAGGAAAGGCAATTGGAACTCAAAGAACAATGGGATAGAAGAATTAAGAATCTAATCTCGTTAGGCGAAACAATTGAAAGCATTCACTATAAATTAAAGAAAGTATCTAAACTGATAGGTAAAGTTAGTGATATGGAAGCAGAAGAGTTCCAAGAATGGGTTCAAGGAGAAGCAGGTAAGCGACCTGTTATTAATGAAACAGATAGTGAATGGCTACAAATGATTGCTGAAAACAGAGATGTTATAGATACTTATGATAATAGAGATATTAGTCAATTAGAAAAACTATCTTTGAAACTATCAAGAGATTATGAAAATATTGATAGATTGAAGTCACAATTAAGAGATTTTATAGGTGATTAAAATGACATGGGATTATTACGGAGAAGGTGAAGATTTTATTCTTAAAGAAAAGAAAAAGGTTCCTAAAAAGATTCTTGATTCATTAGATGGTAAAGGAAGAAAGAAACTAAAAAAGACTCTTCAATCTGCTGAACCAACTGAATTTTTTGGGCAAGACTTTACTAAGTTAGGTGAATTAATTGATACGCTTAAAGAATTAGACCTAATGAAATCAGATAAGAAGTTAAATAAAAAAGTAAAGTCAATGGATGAAAGGAACATTGATATAGTGGCTACTGCTACGAAACTTCGTAAAGAGTATGAATTACTTTACAGACAATTAAGAGATTTAGTTTATCCTAGAGGCAAAAAGGAGGAAAAGAAATGACAGAAGAAAATACAATTAATCAAGAGATGTTAGAGATAGTAAAGGCTCTAACTGCAAAAGTCGAAGCATTAGAGAAAACTCTTTATGCTAAGGATAACATTCTAATGAAAGCAGGTTTAGTGGTAGCAGAAAGTCCTACTCCTATGATGGATAATAATACTAGCACTGTTAATGTTGATAATATGGATTGGTCTGAGATTCATAAAATGGTTGAAAGAGCAGGTGGTAACTAATGCCGGAAAGAGTCACAAGAGAAGAAAGAACAGTAAGTCTTGCTATTGAAAAGGCAAGAAGCGCAAAAGAAGAACTATTGGCTTCATTAAATGATAATAACCGTAGTGATTTGGAAAAAGATAACATTATGGATAAAGTTAAAGTTACAAGACCAAAGGCTGAAAAAGATAAGAGTAAGAAATATTCTGAAGGAAAGCACAGTGGTTTTGGATTAGGCCAAAATAAAACTGCTGGACAAGTTACTGAATTTAAAAAGGCTTTAGATATTTTTAAAGAAAGTATTCGTGGATATGGCTATGATGAAAGAACAGGACAAGGTGAAACTAATCCTATTCTAGATAAAGAACAAGAAGAAAAAGTTGAAAGGTTAATTACTCAAGTCAATAAAGATATGACTAAATTAAAAGACGATTTAGTTGCTGGTAAAATTAATCAAGAGGATTTCCAAGAAAAAATGCAAGAATTGATTAGAGAAATCAATTTCCCTGAAATACTATCAAGTTCAATACAACGCTTCAAATGAGGGAAAATAATGAATCTCTCTGAAATAGAGAAAGATAAGCAGCCTTCTGAGGAAATACTCAGACTTTTTGAAAAAACAAGAATGGCTTATCTTTCTGCAAGAACTGACCCCGATGAATACGGTGGCCGTTGGCGCAATACTATTGATACTATTAGAGAATCCTATAATGAATTAGATGCGGCAGGTAAAGAATTAAAAGAGACTATTAGTGATGATTTACTAGATAGTAAAGAAGCAAAGAATCCTAAATCTGAACAGGCTAAAGAAATCTATGAAAAAATAAAGTTGATTAGATATTCTTCTGATTTGGTTTCTGACCCATTTGCTAAAAGATTCAAGGGTAGTGTTCTTGAAGAATTGCTAGATAATCCTGAAACTATGCTCAAATTTATTCATTATGCTTTAAGGAACGACAAAAAAGTGCTTGAACCTTCCATTTTGGCTGTTAAAGACATCGAACCTGATGATATTACAGTGGGTCTTTCGGGACTTGACCTAGAGGTGGATGATATTGCCCTGTATATTATNGAGCATTACGGGGATGGAAAAGACTCAAAGAAGGTCGAATCTAAAGTAAAGGCCGGTATGGAACTATTAGATTTATTGATGTTATCTAAGAATAGCAAAGAAGAATTAGAAGAGTTAAAGGATATAGAAAAATCCAAGACTAAATCAGGAATTACAGAAAAATCTATCAGCGATTTCATAATACCTAACAAACCTATGTATAGAATCTTTGAAATAGATGATATTAAAGAACTAAAGGGATTTAGTGGTGAATGGTATGTTCAAGAAAAATACGATGGAATGAGAGTCCAATTACATAAAATAGATAATAATATTAAAATATACTCTTATAATGAAAAAGACATTACCGATAAGTGTAAAGAACAAGTAAAAGAATTAAAGAAGAAGCATTTCGGTGATTGTATATTAGATGCCGAATTAATTCTATTTGATGGTGATGAAGCACTACATAGAGCAGATACTATCGCTCATGTATTCAAAGGTAAATATAAGGATGCAAAATTAAAGTGTCATGTCTTTGATATTATGAGGCATGAAGAAGATAATATGGTTGAAGAAGAACTATCAGAAAGGATGAAAATATTATTTAATAACTATTCTTCTCGTTCATCAGATGCTTTAGTTTTCCCATCCAAAAAAGATACTAGAGAAGCAGATAGTATAAAAGATATTGAAGAATATTCTAAAGCAATTATGGATATGCCTACTTCTGAAGGAGTTGTAATTAAAGATGCTACTTCAACATACTATATAGGAACAAGAAAGAATCCAAAATGGATTAAATGGAAAAAGTTTGTTGACTTAGATGTTATTGTATTAGATAAGAAAAAGACAAAGAGTAACTTGTATTCTTATACTCTTGGTATTGATATAGGCCCAACTGATGAAGAAGGAAAATACATCAAAGAGTTACAAGGTAAGAAGTATATGAATGTAGGAAAAGCACTCAATACTAAGATTTCTGTCGATGTTGGGGATATTATTAGAGTTAAGGTTGATGAAGTTAAAAAGTCCGGTGAAAGATATACTTTGTTTTCAGCGAAAGTAATAGAAGTTCCTGAAGTCACTATGCCGGATAAAGTAGTTACTTTAGAATTATTATCAAAAGACACTAAGAAGTCCTTGAATTATGATGTAAAGGCTTTAGAAAAAGGAGTTAAAGTTACTGATTATGTTCACGGAGAAACCACTGTTATTATTAAATCTGATATGGATGGTTTTACTATTTATGGTTTTGAAGAAGATAATCTAATGTCTAAGAATGCTTTAAATGATTTAGATATGTGGAAAACTCAAGCAGAAGCAATAATGAAAACAAAACAAAGTAAATTAACTGTTACTATTTTTAACTACTTAAAACAAAATGGTGCAAAAACTCCTAAAGAACTTCATAATTATTTAGTCAAAGATGTATCTTCTCTATATGAAGATATTTTGGAATCTGATAGTAAGAAACTTAAAAATTGGACAGAAAATAGAGATGGTATAGGCTTTGAAGAAGGAAAATTATTTGCAGAAAATGATAAAATACTCTTAGAAACAGACAGTATTATGAAAGAATACAAAACTCCTGAAAAATATCAATCTGGTAAGTTTAAGATATATGCTAGGCAAGATGATAATGTAAATATAGTTATGAAGTTAGGTGATGAAACACTAAATTGGAACATTGATTTAGATGATGAAGAAGAATTGTTTGATTTATTTGGTAAAGCAGGTAAATATCCTGCTGAAGTTGCAAGGTCTTTTGAAAGAGAAAAGGTTATTGATTCAGGAGAAGTTAAATTAGGCGTTCAAAAGAATGGTTATCACGAATACTTCTTAGAAGGAAACAAATTCCAAACTAAACTACATATTAGAGTAATACCTGTAAAGGGTAAAAGAATGTGGCTGGCATGGACAGGCTACAAACAGGAACCTGCTGATGAAGAAAGCGATGCTGGTCTATGGAATATCTATGAGGATAAGTTTAGCAAATTGACTATACCTACTGAAAATTAGGTGTTCTTTATATACTCGGATGGACAAGAGGGAGATGAAGCAAATGTCACTTCTAATAAAAAGAGATACTGCNGATGAATTAATGATTCTAAAATCAAATGANGANTTAATGATTGGTGGATATGCTTCAATAGAAATCGTTGANAAACAAAATGATTTAATTACACTCAAGGCTCTTAATGAAGCAGTTCAAAAGTATATGGAGAACCCAAAGTTTAGAAATGTAATGACAAACCATTCTAATGTTCAAGTTGGTGAAGTAGTAAAATCTTATCGAGATAAAAACGGAAAGATATGGAAAACTGAAGTTGATGATGTTGGATTCTTTGTAGTAATAAAGTTAAGAGATGATATAGAAAAAGCCAAAGAAATAAATAGAGGCATTAGAAAAGGTTCATTGAGGTCATTTAGCATTGGAGGGCAAGCAATACATAAAGTAAAGAAAAACCANCCAGAGTTAGGAGATTACAATGAAATAAGCAAACTAGAACTACATGAGGTTACAATCTGCGAAAAAGGAATAAACCCNGAAGCAAAGTTTGATATTCTTAAACAAGAAAAAGAGGCGAATAATATGAGCAAACTAGAAAAAGCCCTAGCGGAATTAGATTCTTTAATGGAAGAAGTTAATACGCTTAGGAAAGAAGAAGAAGAAGAGAGTATGATGACTGAAGAAAAAGGTGATTATATGAAAGAAGATGACATGGATAAGGGCGGCTATGGCGGTCACATGGATAAAGAAGATGAAGAGGATGAAAAGGCTGAATACATGGATGATGAAGCCAAAGCCGTTCTAAACACTCTTGATGCTGGCGGTATCGAAATTGGTGAACCAGCAGATAGAATCGTTATTGATAACGGTAAGCCAAGAGCGTCTGATTTGCCGGTTGTTAAGGCATTTAACAACGATGAATTAGAAACTCTTGATTTGTCCGTTTCTAACATTGAGAAGGCTTATGATGCTTTCCGTCAAGAACAACTTGAAAAGTTAGCATATGATAATCTTCAAAAGCAATTTGAAGCAAGGTTCAAGGCNGAAACTTCAACAAGACATGATGCAATTGCTAAGGCAAACTATGATGCAAAGTCTGAAATTGCTTCACTAAAGGATGAATTTACAGCACTAAGAAAGTCTTTAACTGCTGAAAANGAAACAATNCTAAAGGCTCAAGAAGAGTCACAAATANAACTCCCAACAATGGATGAATTGGCTGAAATGGATTGGTCNGACATTCACAAGATGGCAGGAGGAATTTAAGATGGCTGGATATATTAACACTATTGCNGATTTAGAAGCACAAACATACGGAATTGCAGGTGGCGCATTCAATAATCAACTATTGAAGGCTGCTGGCGGATTAAGCGGTATTCATGCTGGACATGATGCGGCTACACAGACAAGCCCAACAAGCGGTATTAATGGTAATCTTTACCAAGTATTATACGGCCAAAAGGTTTGGTCTATGCTAAATAGAGAATGTAATGCTCTATCAGTAATTTCAAAGCGACCATACACTTCAAGCGGTTGGAGAGTCCTTTCGGATAGACCTGCCGGTGGTAGCGGTAATTCTCTATCTATTGGAGTTACCGGAACTACTTCTCTAGATTCTTTGGGTTCTTCAACTCTTAGAGCAGACCTAATTGGTGGTGTTCCCGAAAATGCAGGTCTAAATACTGCAAATGACGGACTTGGCCCAATTGCACCAACATACACTACACTATTTACAAGCCCAAAAATCGTTGCTCATCAATTTGATTTCAGCGAATTGGCTATGGAAATGGCGGCAATTGATGATGGTATTGGAGATATTAGAGCGCAATTGCGTGAAGATATGGGTAAGCACCATGCTGAAGTTCAAAATGCTATGCTGGTAATGCCGCTAGAAAACTATGATGCTGGTTCAGCAGTAGCAACAACAACAGTAGCAAACATTGATAGAAACTATACTTCTCTATACAAGGTTNTTTGTTCTGAAGATGAGTTAGATGCTATGGCAACTGCAAATCTTTTGGGTTCCGCTACTACAACCGCAGTAAGTCACATTTACGGTTCTAACCGTGATAATGATTCTTTCCTTGATTCACAAGTTGATTTCGGGGCATCATACGCTTCTGCATCTGCTCGTCAATTGACTCTAACTGTTCTAAATAACATGATTAGAGATTTGAGAGTTGCTGGTGGTTCACCAAAGGTCATTCTAACAGGATATGATACACTTCAAACCTTGTCTGACCTATTGCAAGCACAAGAAAGATTCATGGATAGAAAGGAAATTGTTCCTACTGTTAATGGAGTTAGAGGTGTAAAGGGTCAAGAAGTTGGATTTAGAGTTTCAACTTATTACGACATTCCTTTGATTCCTGTTGCGGCTATGCCATCAACAGGTGTTAATTCATCTTGTATAAGCGATATGCTATTCTTAGACACTGACCACCTTTGGTTGTCTGTAATGAAGCCTACTCAATACTTTGAGGATGGTATTTCTAACGGAAACCCATTTGGTGTAGGAACTCTAGGAAACAAGGCTCTATACCGAACAATTGCTGAAGTTGGTTGTTCCTACTTTAAGGGACAGGGGAAGATTACAAACCTTCTTTGAGGTTTATGGAGATAAATAAGGAGAGATTATTATGGCATGGACAACAGAAACCCTTTTTGAAATGAAGATTGAAGGAAACCGAACAATGACTTTTGGCAAGACTACTACTGATTCCGCAGATGATGATATTGCTACCGGACTATCAAGCGTGGATGCGTTTTTATTCACTCATTCCGGTTCAGCAGTTGAAGCAAATGCGGCAGTAATTAAAGAAACACTACCTAATAGTGATGGTAACATTAATGTTATCTGCACAAGCGGAGATGTTCTTTATTGGTTGGCAATAGGGCAACAGTGAGGTGTTTTAATTGGCACACACTGTAACCCTATTAGCAGACCATAAAGGTTTTACTAAACCTAAAGTGGTTGGAGATGAATATGTGGTTGACGCTTATATTGTAGTAACTACTGCAACAAGTGGTGGAGAAGTAATAACTGCTACATCATTAGGGCTAGATAGCATTACTTGTGCTACTATTACAGGTAATTCGCTTCCAGCGACTTATGATGTGGATATTGAAGTATCAGCAACAGGCGCATATGAGAGTAATAGCAGTATTGCACTACTATTTACCGCTATGGATGGAACAAACGCTGCGGCTAACGGTGATATTACAGATACTACCGTAAGACTTAGAGTTTGGGGCAACCTTTGAAGGTGGTTTAATTGGTTTCAGTTAAACTATCTGAAAACGCTACTGT